CCGTCATGGTCGTTTGCCTTGTTCAAAGCATATTTTTCGGCTTCATATACCAGGCTTTTAATTCGTTCGTTCATCGTATTACCTCTTTAATATATCCCAGTCTAATCCATACCATGGTTTGAAGCCAATGCCCTTGCCCATCCAAGTTTCAACATCGTCAACAATTTCACTCCATTCGTTCTCGCTATCACGATAGACCACACGAATATTTTTACCATGATGTTCTCGGCACCATTCCAATACTTGTTCAGCATCATTAGTAACACTTCTACGACCAAGGTTTAAATCCTGAATAAACAATACTCCGGCTTTCTTTTCAAGAATTGTAAAATCGCTTTGTGTTTTCATTCTTCAACTCCGAAATGTTCTTCAATAGCAATAGCACAATTATCTCTGTCTGCTTTCAAAGCATAATGATTAGGCTGATCTCGACAAACTTGGGCACATTCTCGCACAATCAACTCGGCGAACTTTTTACGGAAAATAAATTCCCATTCATCTAGGTCAGTTGTTTGACGACTGGCATACAGACTGGCTTGGTCAGCAAGTTGTTGAATTTGTTCGTTCATAAGTCAATTTTCCATTGCTTGGCAACCATCAAAATGCGTTCATTGCCTCCAGTAATATCCAAACAATCATAGGCAAATTCACGGATAAGCATTTTACCAAACTTTTCGGCAAAACGTTTGTTATATTCAAGTGTAACAGGATAACCATCTCCGTTGTCTTTGCTAGCCTGTTCAGCAATCTCTTTAATTCTTTTGTTCATTTTACTTCTCCGTGTAGGGCTTCGTAATCTGCCACCCGTTGACGCATTTCGGCAATAGCTTTCTCTTGGAGAGCAGGATAGCCGCCGGCTGGACGATTGCGGTCAAGTCCACTGAGGACAGATTTGTCTAAGGCAATAGTTGCGTGGTTGTTGACATTAGCATCAGTACCACGACCAATAATTTTTAAATTAGGAAACATCATTCAACTCCAAACTGTTCTTTAATCTTTTCGTTAACATATTCGGCATCAGCGTAAGTTGATATATTCATCACTTGATGCATGGCTATATCAGCACATTTTACTACAACCGAATTAATTAACTTTTCCATTTGCTCAGGTAGTATGTTATCATAACGTGGATATGTGCCTGGTGGATTTAATACTATATGTGCTTGGTCTAGTAATATTTTTATATTATCATTCATGCCGTTACCTTTTCAACTGTATTTGATAATGCCTCTAGTGCATCGTAGTATTCGGTGTCATTTAAATTGATAGTATATTTTTTAATACCTGAACCAATCTCTATTATGTAAGTATAGTCTGTGATTCTCCACAAGACTGCACGATCACCTTCACGGGTATAACCATCAGCGATATATTGAATTGAATTCATAATGCTACACTTTCCAAATTTGATAGATTAAGGGCATTAATTACTGCCTCACGAACTTCGGTGTCCATTGCTTCCCTAAAGCCAGGTTCTTTTGCAAGATTAACTAATGCTTGCCATGTACAGAGCCAATTTTGTTCATGTACCCGACTTAGTAAAACGATACCATGAACAGCAGCATTTCCCTCAGGGGTGAACATTCCGTAATCTTTAATCATCTTTGACTCCTTTAATCAATCTAAGCCTCTATTATAGACCCAAAGTGATTTATTGTCAAATTTTGGATATTTTGATTGTTGTTTTTATACAACAATATGTTGTGCTAAAACCATTAGACTAAGCCAAGCCCACATTGTGTTAAACCCCACCAATGTAGGTAATGCTTTCTTTCTACTGGCCCAAATCAAGGTAACACTGGTGACCAATGTTAAGTAATATAGCCACCAAATTTGTATACCGAATATAAGTCCTGGTATAATAATGATTGCTTTTGCGATCCAAGATACAAACTCTACAGTATTGTAGTTAGTCCAGTATTCTTTTTTGAACCACATTAGATAACAATCACGCATATTAGCCCAACCACTATGCGTATATGAAATGCACATTAGTACGATCCAAACTAGTGTGGCATATAAAATTTGTTCTTGGGTCATAGTAAGTTTTCCTTTATTTCTTTTAAGATTAATTTTTTACCCTTGAATAATGAATAGTATTTTTCCATTGACCAAGGTCTGCTTTTGTTCATTTTAGAATTAGCACCATCGTTTAAGAAACTAAAAAGTTTATTGTTAAACCTAAATGGTATAAAATTTATATCCTCATCGGTATGAAATTTCATGTAGTTAAACACTTCACCTTCCTCAATCACAAACTCATCATATTTTTCTTTCAGATAAAAAGCCATGTCTGTGTTTCTAAACCATTGACCTATATCTAGTTCACCGGGGAATACAATACATCTTTCTGCAATATTGTTATTGTCTTCCAAGAATGGTGGCAAACATAGTGTGGCTTTTAATGAAGGTTCGTCAGTAAAAAATATAAACCTTTGCATAAATGAAAATGCTTTTTTGCCAGGATGTCTTACTGATACATGAGTATTGAAAAATTCCTGATTGTAGTCTCCTGCTATTACATTGCCATTCTCTACCTTAAAACTATAAGAATATAAAGATTTCAATACAAACATATTTTTAAAAAATGTATTGAATCCAGGACACATGTGTGGATTAAAATTTGGGTATGATTTGTCAAATTTTCTATTTTTATAATAGTGAGATACAAGTGGCATAGGGGCCTCAGCCCTCATCCACTCTTTCTCTGTGCATGTCCAATATACGTTAATAGCCATAGTAAACCCTTCAAATACTAAATTATAAACTTACTGTACTGAATTGTCAATACTTATGGCTATTTGGATTTACGCAAAATATCAAAAATTTCATTTTGCAACTCGGAGACAGTTTGGTTGTCTACATAAAAGTCGGTAGTAGGATCATAGTACTGACCTTCTTTTGGATCATAGTACAACACCGCACCGCTTGGATAATGAAAAGGACCCTCTAAGCCCTTACGTGGAAGATACTTAGGGTCGTGATTGAAACGGATATAAGACATTATGCAAACTCCCTTTTTAGTTCTAAGACAATATCACGCACTGCCTCGCGGTCAACACTATCACCTACAAATTCCATATCTCTCTCTAAGAGTCTGGCTTTGTAAATATCAGTAGCAATATCAATTTGAGATTCTGTGAATCCTAATGGATATACACCGTTGTCGCTATAAAACTCAAGCAAATACTCTGTAAAAGTCATATTCATAAAATGTCCTTTAATCAATCTAAGCCTCTATTGTATGCCCAAAACGATTTATTGTCAACTTTTATTTGTTGTATTTGAACAACAAAAAAGGTAATACTAAAGTATTACCCTTAAAACAGTCTAGGACCTGTTTGTTTTTATAGATATATCTGTATATCAAAAATCTATTAAAACAGGTCCTGATTGGATTTAATGTGCTTAATAGTCTTGTTTACCTTTGTGCTTTTCTTGCCTTTTATAAGCAATTTTAGATTGTACTACTTTTTGCTTAAATGGAGTGTTGTGGGCAAACAACACATAATGTTGTCTGTGTTTTGGTTGTGCAATAGTAAAGGTCAATGTTTCTTTTTTCATAATACAAATATTTTAGCATAGCATGTATTTATTGTCAACCTTGACGGCCTGTACTGTAATGGGTCTCTTTGGGACCTTTACTAGTAAATGTTCTACCATATAGATCACCCTGGTACTCATCAAATTTTGTTACATACTTTAACACAACCTTAATACTTTTATTGATACTAATGCTCAATAAAACTTGAGGCTTAAAGTCTAGTATGTCAGCAATTACAGTTTGCCCATTGTCAACACATTTAACTTCTACCTTTTCATCATACCTTATCATCATCCTCTCCCGTAAAATTAAACTCTACACTTAAGTGAGTAATAGACTTGGTAGTGAAACTACGCCATTCTTTAATATCAGTATCAAATACTCTAATACTAGTGGTTGATTCTTTGCGTGGTTTCTTTGGTTCTGTACTTTCTTTAACTTCAACAGTAGGAATAACTTCTGGATTAAGTGTACAATTCATAACACGTTCAGTGCCATCTTTCTTAGTAAAAGTAACAGTAACTGTTTCTGTTTTTAACACGTTACGTAACCATTTGTCTAGCTTTTCCCAATCTTTGTCTGTCCACTTAGATGTTATATCTTTTATCATATTGTCCTCTTTTTAATGCTACTGTAACTTACTGGTTTTGCTTTTTTACGTTTTGGTTCTTCTACTTCAGGCTTATGTGTTTTTGCCTCGGCAACCAATTGATCCTTTACATACAGTTTAATATGATGATGGTCTTTACTATACCATTCACCTCCTTGACCTGCATAAACCGTATCTACATCAATTTCAAGTCTTAAGTTATTTTTAAGAAATTCAATTAACTCTTGTTCGTTCATACATTCCTCGTTTTAATGTCTCCGCATTTACTACACCTTAATATTAGTCTAATAGATACAGGACGACCTGAGTTATCTTCATGTACATTCACATGATTATAAATATTCCATTTATGTCTGCACTTTAATGTAGCAATTATTCTATACAACCATTTCATTATACTAATCCATGTTTTTTGTTGAACTCAATGTCGCTTTCAAACGTGAATGCAACTTCCATCTTTTTTTCTTTGGGCCATTTAGACATATAATCATTGTCCTCATCAAACAATTTTAATGCTTCCTCTTCAGTAACAACACGATGGCTTACAATTTGTTCACCTATATGTTCGCTACTAAAATCTTTAGCCTCTTCTAATGTTACAGTATCTAGTGCCCACTCTTTCTTTCCTGCAGGAACTTGGACCATATAACGTGTTCTAAATGTACTGACACATTCAACTAGTACCCACTCCTTTGATTCTTTTTTAGTAAGTGTAAAGCTACCGTCATCATTAGATTCCCAGTTAATTACATCACCCTCTTTCCAATCAGCCTCTTTTAATAGTTCGTCTGGAAATTGAATGATAGCATCACCTGTTTCTGGATCTTCTTCAATTTTGATAGTGTACTTGCTATTCATAATGTTTGCCTATTATAAAAAATTTACTAAGTCTAAGTCTATGTTATCGTTAATACAAGCTGTTATACCATGTGCTAGTATTGTTACTTGTTTTTCTGTCAAATCTATACCATATGCTTGGTCAATAATATGCAACACTTCATGTATTCTTGCCAATGCTTGTGTTTGTTTAGTGTGTTCTGTATTAATCCAAATTTCTTGTGTATTAAAATTTGCTAGACCAATACTAGTCATATCACTACTATCTTTTTCTAAAATTTTATACATTAGTCCTGCAATTTTAATTTGCATGTAACATCCTTATTAATCCGATTGTATCAATGCTTACAAGCAAGAGGTAATTAGCCAACATGCCAAATGATTTCCTAGTGTAACTAGCCCAGCAGTACATACTGCAACCAGTAATCCAAATAGGGTACATAGTAAGTAGGGGTGGATTGGGAACTGTGAAAGCCATTGTGATTGAACAACCCACACTAATAGCCCAAGCAAGCAGCTCGACAACAAAACGAAACCGATTACTAGCATAATCTTCCTTTATCCAAATAAAAATGCCTGTTAAAATATCATTCATGTTGATATTATATAACAGGTATTGTTTAAAGTCAAATATTTTGGTTATCTAATATCTTCAGTATGTTTATGCTTAACCGACTTTTTAAGGATTTTGAACCAAACCTTTTTCTCTTTCTTTAGGTCATGTTCAAAGATAGCCTTATAAAGTTTTTTACGTAGTTTTCTTAGTTTCATTTTAGTTTGGTACCAATACTAATTGATACTGTCCGGTCTGTGGATTAACCATTTGTTGATAATGATATCCTACTGGAGGAGGAGCATATTGCACGTTTGGTTGTTGCACAACGATCGGTGCTTGTTGAACCACAATAGGTTGTTGCTCTACTACAACAGGGGGCTTGGCTAGTTCATATCCAATCACTCCACCGATAAGTGCAGGAGCTATCCATCCACCGCCACCATAATAACCATGTGGATGATAATATCCACCACGGTAGCAACAGGGTTCTGCTGATGCTACACCTGACAATAATGCTATCGCTAATATAATTTTTTTCATAATGTTACTCCTTATTTTCAATAAAAGTTTGTAGTACTTCTTCTATGAATTTATTTATCGTAATGTCACGCTCATGTGCACCTCTGGCTATTGCAAGCAAGGTTTCGTCATCTAAAGTTAATTCCATTTCAACTCTAGTATCAAATGTTAATCCATGAAATATAGCAGTTGCTTTTTCTATAATATCATTCTCTGTCTCTAAGTCAAAGTATAGTACATTGTCGTATGCTACTGCGGGATTAATACCCTTATCTTTAGCCTCTTGATAGTAACCATCTATGTAACCAGGATCTATCCAGCGATAAGAATTATTTTTATTCAGTTTTGAATCGGTGGTAATTTCGTAAACTGTTTGGTCACTGGTATTAAATACAACCGACACATCAGCATGTTTACTTTCAAAGTTTAAAAATCTAGCATTAGGATAGCAGAACCATTGGTACTCAGAACCACCAGTGATTTTATAATTTAGTTTTCCTACGATGTCGCTTAGGTGCATTCTTTTCTCCAAAAGGGTTTCTATCTTTTAACAATGGTTCAATATCATTATTGTATATCTGTTCCATTGTTTTGTAAAGCATTTTGGCATCCTCATCGGTCATACCTGCAGTCCAGGGAGGATCAGTATCTAATTTTCTTAGACCATAATCATGTCTATATGTATAACACATACTAGTGATTACGTCTTCCTTACATTTATATTGCATTTCTTTGTAATTGCTCACACATATCTACTATAGCACCTGGATAATCAGATTTTTTATCCAATACTATATTACAATCATAAGTTACTGTTACACTAAAATCATTATCGTCATCATCTTTAGTTAGAAATCCATATATTAATACTACGCCAAATAGCATTAGCATTACTAATAATACAGGTCTCATCAAATCAGACATTCTATGAGGAGACATTATTTTGATGCTTTCTTATTAAAAGAGTAATTTAAAAACGCTAAACCAAAATTTATTAAGGTAGATGCATAGTCACCAACCTTTAATGAATCTAACCCTGAACAAAATAGTAATCCTATTAGGAACCAAGTTACTTCAGTATGGTTATAATTATACCAACGCATTAGTTTATTCATATCAATCCTCATTCATTAAAATTATTACAAGAGACAATAATGCCAATCCCCAACAATCATTTATTACACATAGTAAAGGAATCAAATAAAGCATTATTCATCCATGGCGTTAGTGCCAATTGTAGTCAATGTTGTTTCTAACATTCTAATTAAATCTCTGACATGACCTTCAGATAATGTAAGTGTTATATATGTATTACCACCGACTTTAAGTTGTGCATATTTACGGTCATTAGTTACACCAACCATGTATAGTGAATCATTGTTTTTAACATTAGTTGTAGATGTATACTGTTCAGGTTTTAGAGGTTCAACTTCTGGAATCTCTGGTAAAGTTACTTTATTAAAAAACATTATTACTCCTTTGTTGTAACAATTATAACTGAAAACCTATTACAATACAATATAAAAGGGTATAACTATTTTTTAACAACTACATTACCTTTAAAGAACATTCCCATAAATACTATTGCTACCCAAGTATCAATAGTGTAGGGGATATTTAATACTGGGAACAATGTATTCAATGACCAAATAGTTATAAACGGACCGAATACAATTACTCCGATCATTATTAATATCCAAATTCCTAATTTCATTGTGTTTCCTTAATGTTGTAGTTATCCATTATGAAGTGCATAAGGCTCTCAGCCTCTACAATACTATTAGTGTTAAGTGGGCGAGGCTCATCTTCAATAAGTAGAACATAAGTCCATAACTTTACATCAAAGTATAACTCATATTCTACACCATATTTGTTTCTTCTTTTCATAAGTTTAATTATATCATAAAATAAATTATTTTCAATACTAATGGTAAAGTTATTAAAAGTTATTGAAACTTATTACCATTCTATCTGTTGTACCATTCACATCTTCATTAGAACCATGATATAACCATCCGGGAAATAACAATAGTTGTCCTTGTTTTGGTAAAAATCTATAATAGTCGTATGTATAATCCGTTTCTTTATTGACCTGAACATGCCTAGTCATTTCATTTGGATTATAAAAATACAATGGGGTACTTTTTTCGTCAGTATTAATATATAACGCTCCACTTACTACCGCATGCGGATGTATGTGTCTAGTAAGTCTACTACCAGCATCTTGTATGTTAAACCAAGAATGTAATGATGATCCTATTTTGTAACCACTTTGATTACAATAATCTGTTACCCTATCACGTAGTTTTGATTGTATATCATTACAACTAGGTACGTCATTTTCTATATCAGATAATATATTCCTAGCATTATCCCAAGAGTAATCTCCTCCCTCATGCGATGAAAATCCACCACCTTGAATCGTATGAGGAGTATTGTGTTTTATATCTTGTTTGTTTTTAAGATAAACGAAAATATCCCTACATTGGTCTATTGATAGAAAATCTATCGTACTAGAAACCAATGTAGGGAATAATGAAAAATTTGTTGTATTCATAATTTGTACTTATGCTACAAACTCCTTAACGTCTTCAAACCTTGTACTAGCAGGAACCCACTTGAATTGTTCTCTCTTGCGAAAGGCCTTTTCAAAGTCAAAGTTAACCATGAACCAGTTCTTTTCAGTACTGAAACTAACGGTTGTAGCAAACTTAACAACATGAACCCACCTACCTTTAAATTTTGCAACAACCATTGTCATATCTATCTCCTTATTTAAAAGTATTCAATAAAGGATTGAATTCTTTAATTAATTGTGTCTCTCTTGCATGACACTCACGCTTACCTCTTACAACTTCAACTAGACCATAAGTAAAATTACTTACACCGTAATTGCGAATACTTTCGCACAATCCCCAACTTTTTGTTTCTGCAAACGCTCTTTGGATATGTTTGCGTACTCTAATGTAAAGGGCTTGTTTTACAGTTTTGCTAATTGCAGTAATACCGATATACTGTTCACCTGTAACAATATTAGTGATTACATAAATTGCATGATTTCTATCTGACCGCTTTTTTCTACTCATGCTATTATTATAGCGCCTTTGGGATTTGTTGTCAAATTTTGGGTAAAACGTGTGTTGTTTTTATGCAACTTTTTCTATTGTTGCTTTATAGTAACACTCACGATCCGTTTCCCATTCTTTAGAATAAGTCACAGCCTCGTCCAATGTCGTAAAAAACTTAGTATCGTTAGGATCTATACGTTGAGTACCCATATCGTATTCAATAACAAAGACTTTATATAATTTTCTTAATTTGACTTCTGCCATTTTTCGCTCCTTTTTTCTACTATAGATATAGTATAATCGGAAATGGGAAAAATGTCAATTTAAGTGTTGTTTTTTTGCACTAAACTCTCTAGGGCCATTTGTAATACTTTTGTTTGTCTAATTTGTACGTCTATTTCCCAAGGTAAATTTATGTAATCCTTATAGGGTAGATCCTCAGGGTTCTTATGTGCGTTATAAGGAACCCCTAACCAGTAGTAAAAGTCTGGTTTAATTTCTAACATTTTTCTGTGTTTTTGATTGACGTGGATTAATTCATGTGTTAGTATTTGAGGGATTTCTTCATATCGTAAACTATAATTGATACCTATACGATTGACTTTAGTTTTGTCAATTCCACCATATACCCCTGGACCCAGATCATATAAACAAACTTCTATACTGTCGGGTAGTTCTATAATTTTTGATATGGCTTCGGTTAAACGTGTAATGATAATTTCACGTTTATAGCTATGATTGTTGTTTTGATAAAAGAATGTAACGTCCACTACTTATTTAGTAGGGTCGGTGTATTCATAGTTAGTAGTATCAACGTTTTCACGGAAAATAATTGCACCGTTTCTTAAATGAAAACGTCTTGCAGTATCTGTTTTAGGGCTTAATGTAACAAAACGTGTAACACTAGGATAGTCCTTTTGTATACCCTTAACTGCTTGTATAAGTAACTCTTTGCCCTTACCACTCTTATAACTCCATATTGTATAAAATACGGCTGTTGTAGGTACTTGGCTTGTAGTGTTCAAGTCATTTACACTTTCAGGAACAAAGTCATGGAAGCTAACACAAACCATTGCAGTTGGCTTTTCTTCTTCAACTAAAGCTGCTACCATTCTCCCGTCACTTACTCTAAAATCTTTGCTGATTTCAGGGCGTACAGGATCATCTTTGATGAATTCTAATAAAGCGTTACCGATTTCTCTTATAAATGTTAGCATATAATTCTATTTATGCCACATCTATAATATACGTACTTTATGCGTTGTATATTTTGTTGAGGGACTTTTCAACAAACAGTTGACGTTCTTTTTTACTCTTAGCGCCTAGCACAGTTATGTTGTATAAGTTATTATTAGCATAGACTAACATAGTAATACAGAATCCTGCTGCATTAGTAAATCCTGTTTTTATAGTAATAATACCATCATGTCCAAAATACTTACTAGTAGGATTTCCTTTAACTTGTACTGTTTTCTTTCCCTTTTGAATTTTACCGGTTACATTATGAGATTGTGCAGCATCTCTAACTATTTTATAGTCACTTACTGCTTCTGTCAAACGCACCAGATCACTTATTGAACTATAATTCATAGGGCTAAGACCAGTTGGTTCTACAAATCCAGTATGATTCATATTCAGGATGAATGTATTTTCATTCATTTTTCTAACAAATGCGGATTGTCCACCTGGATAGTTTTCGCTTAGTGTGATAGCAGCTACGTTGTCACTACTTATAAGTGCAAGATTAATAAGGTCTTTTCTAGTTAAAACCATACCCTTACTTAACTTGGTATTTGTTATGTGTTTGGGTATGTCTACTGTTAGTTTTTCGTCAAGATCCTGATTAGATGACATTACTGTATACACCGTCATTAACTTACTAATACTGGCTATACTCATTTCGTAACTATCTAATGAACCATCAATTACTTCTCTTGTAGTGATATTGTATACTACAGAATTTGGATTAGCAAAAGCAAATAATGGCAGGAAAATTAAGGTTAATAAAATTTTCTTCATTGAATATTTATTATAACACAAAATGTTAAAAATACTAGTATACTTAGGTAACTTTACATTTACTTTGATACTAGATTATCTTTAAATATTTGCCAAGCATTGTCCCAACTCCAACGTTGGCTACTAACATGAACGTCATTTCTACGTAATTTTAAACAACGGTCAACTGCAATTTTTAAATTATTATGCATAAATCCAGTGATTCCATCATCAATTACGTCTTCTGGGCCCTGACAGTGATAAGCAGCTACGGGTGTACCGCATGCCATACTTTCAATCATAACTATACCAAACGTTTCCCATTGACTTGGGAATACAAATACTTCTGCGTTAGCATAGTATTTTGCTAATTCTATGCCCGTTTTGAACCCTGTAAAATGTACTTCAGGATACTTTTCTTTATATGTTTCTAGCATTGGCCCATCACCAACCATAATCTTTAAGTACCCCGGATAGTCTAATTCAAAGAAATCTTCTAAATTTTTCTCTTTGCTTACACGACTAACACATAACAAATATTTACTAGATGTATCTTCTCTTAATGAAGGATCAAATATATTACGGTCTACTCCCCTAGTCCATGGGATAACTTTTCCTTTAAATTTATGATCCTTTAATTCTTTAACCATAGTGTCGGTTGTGGTTAGTACACAATTGCTATGCTTATGAAACCAACGTACAAAACCCCAAGTAAACTTTTCAGGTACGTTGAATAGTGTTTTTAAACCTTCAGGAAATTTAGTGTGGTAAGCAGTATTGTACCTAATGCTATGTTTTGTAAGATATTTTCTAGCAGACAAACCCAAAGGACCTTCTGTGGCGATGTGGATATAATCCGGATCAATCTCCTTGATCGTCTTCCCCACTTTTTTGGTAAAGGTAAGTTTGACTTCGTTATACTTAGGGCAATCAATATAGCGGTACCTCCCGGGGTGAATATAATCAACAGTATAACCATCACGAACCGCGCAAGTCTCAATGTTTTTATATGTAGTGACAACGCCATTTATTTGATCTGGTAAATTATCCGTAACTATTAAAATTTTCTTTGACATGAACCTTCTACCTTGTAACTTGAATATTTAATAGTATATTTCATTGTGTCTAATATTTGTTCGCATTCATGTATACTTGGCATTTCTAAAACAATTTTAGCAGGAACGTCTTGAGGATTGTTTATATTAATTGCTAGTATTACCAGTAACCACATTATCATTCTCCTTAGTCCAAGTAATAATTTCCCAATCACCACTATGATGTTCAACTAGTGCGGTACAACTTTCTACCCAGTCACCGTCATTCATATAAATTATTCCATCAACTTCTTTTATTTCAGCGTGATGAATGTGACCGCAAATAACTCCGTCGAAGCCTCGTTTAGCACAATACTTAGCAAGATTACGCTCAAACCGAAACATAAAATCCACGGCTTTTTTAACACGATGCTTAAGATACTTAGAGAGACTCCAGTAACCAAACCCCATACGATGACGAATCCAATTAAACTTACTGTTAACAGATAAGACCAAGTCATATAACTTATCCCCCAAAAAACTTAACCAAGGGGCTAGCCTTGTTATGCCATCAAATAAGTCACCGTGTGTTACAAGATAGTGCTTACCATCTGCACCTACATGTTCTATTTGATTATGTATTTCTATTAAGCCAAAACTAAAACCATATGGTATCATAGGTCTTAAAAATTCATCATGGTTACCTGCAACATAGATAACTTTTGTACCGCGTTTAGCATGACCTAATACTCTACGAACTACATTAGTATGACTTTGTTTCCATCTCCACTTATTTTGTTGTATGCGCCATGCATCAATAATATCACCCACCATGTATAATGTTTCACAACTATTATGCTTTAAGAAGTTGTTGAGGGCTTCAGCTTTGCAATCTTTTGTGCCAAGATGCACATCACTAATAAAGATACTGCGGTATTTTTTCATATCTAGTATTTAATAGAATTTTTGTGACAACTTTGTTACAAAAAGTATAGCCGTAAAAAAAGGCTCCGTAGAGCCTTTTTACATTGTAGGTCCGTTTCCAGATTTAAAGCCTACACTACCACCTTCAGCCTCAATGCGTTTAATAACATCTTCAAATAGTATTGGAGCAAAGTTCGGGGTCTGTTCTACGCACACACAGTGGTAGCGGACATCGTTCTCAGTACTATACAATATGTTACCTGTTTTTGCATCTATGCCTCTAGGTTTCTTAACACGATTTGTATGCAAGTGACCATGAATGTTAACACCAAATCGTCCTAGACTATCTGAATGAATTGGTATATGACTTAGTATCATACCATTCATTACATGATAAGCACGTAGTTCTCTAAAGTATTCTCTGTATTCATCATCTCTAAAGATATCGTGATTACCACGTATCAATACCTTATCACCATTAAGCCTGCTTAGTGTTGATAGAGATTTACGATTAATAACTACATCACCTAGATGATACACTTTGTCAGTTGGCTTAACACGTTCGTTCCATGCTTTAACCATTGCCTCATCCATCTCATCTGGATCAGTCCATGGTCTTATTTTTGTCACGCCATCACTCTCTGTGAATCTACATACACCAGCGTGACCAAAGTGTGTATCACTTACTAGAAATACGCTTGGCATATCTTTCTCCTTGTTTAGTTTCGTTTCTATAAGCATTCTTAAATATCCCTTTCGCCTATAGAGCCTGTCTTATCTGCAGGATATGGATATAAGAATACTTATAGAAACGACCTAAATATTCTTCATCATATTTATGAATACTTTATGGTCAATTGTATTTTTTTCGTTTTGTAATTTAATTCTGTTAATCTCAAAAGATTCTTGTTTGGCAATGTCTAAGGCATTACGTTTAGCTAATGCTTGATAGTACGTTGCAGGGTCAAATTTCTGTAGACCCCACGCTATTGTTGTAAAGTTTACATGTCCAAATGTAGTTCCATTACCATTATCCATAAATGAATGTTGGTTTAGTATATCTGTTTTTGATTTCTCATCTAACCATTTTACTTCATCAGGCGTACTGTTAGTGATGTATTTCCAAAACTCTGAATCTGTTCTTCCTGTGGTATAACAATATCTTAAGTAAAGATAGATATTATCATAAAACTTACTCATATGGTTATTGTATTTTACAATATCATAATCATAAACATTAAAGTTATACACTTGTAAGAAATGACCTATTTGATATACCGTATGATGTATATTAGTTGCCTCTAATGGTTCTGCAAATCCACTACATAAACCTATTGATATACAATTACCAACCCATTGCTTACCCCAGAATCCGCTTTTAAAGTTCAATACTTTACTAGTGTTAACTAAATCAGATTTATATCTATCTTTAACAAAGGTTGAGAATTTACTAAATGCTTCATCATCACTTGTGAACTGACTTGAGTATAAATATCCTGCTCCCCAACGATTGCTTAATGGAACTTGTAATATCCATCCATCACTACTTGCCTCTGATGTAGTATATGGTGGTTGCTTTTCAAATTCATACATTATTGGATTAGGGATACAACTATCAATAGGCAACCAATCTGTTCTATCTACCCAATTAGTTCCTAAATGTTTGAATAACACACTAGCAAATCCACTAGCATCAATATAAAAATCTGCACTTAAGTTGCCGTTTTTCTCTAACACAACATAATCAATATATTCACTAGAACCTTTTTTAACTACATCTAATACAACATCATCAATGATAGTTAGATCATCACGGAACTTGTTTAGTATATACTGACTAGTTATTGTTGCATCAATATGCAATGATTGGCTCTTGGAACGTTTTGTAGGTACTTTGCAGTCTTCATAATAATTTTTACCAAACATTACATTATAATTGTAATCTGTATAACTACTAGTTGCCATATCATATGCAACCCCATAGTTCATTGGATTTTGCATTAAATCTGATTCAAAAAATCCGTGATAAAAATATTTACCATCGTTTAACCAATTTTTGAATTGCAATCCTAATTTAATTGTAGCATTACAATGCTTAATCAATTCTTCTGTAGACACACCCACATAATCTAAGTAGTCGTAAATTTTCGGAGTAAGACTTTCTCCTACACCTATGCCTGGGTTTCTATGATCGTATACTAACACGACCTCAACATTATCACCCCAGTATCTTTTGACATAGGTAGATGCAATGACTCCTGCAAATCCACCACCTACTACAACTATTTTATGTTTGTTTGTCATACTGTTTGGTGGAAGCGGTGAGATTCGAACTCACGGAACCTGTAAAGATTCTTTAGTTTTCAAGACTAACGCAATAAGCCGGGCTCTGCCACGCTTCCTATTATTAATATCTATTTTGTTTTTCGTATTTATTCTTAACAGGTTTATCTTTGATTCGTTTTAAATATTCACGATTAACTAAACCTTCTTCAATCTCACGTAATGCAGTTACTGCATATCCGTTTTTAGTAGCCAATTTTGGTTTAACTCCTGCAGTTAGTTCTCTTACTCTAGCACTAGCGATAAGAATTAAATCATATCTATTCTCTACTGCTTGCACAGCCTTTTCACTACATTGTCTTGGCATATTTTCTTTCGTTGTTAATTGGAGCGGGATATCGGTCTCGAACCGACGACCTTAACTTTGGCAAAGTTACGCTCTACCAACTGAGCTAATCCCGCATTCTATCTATTTAGTATCATTGGTGGGATACTAAAATATTTGGTACCTCGTTGGAGAATTGAACTCCCGTATCCACCGTGTAAGGATGGCGTTCTACCATTAAACTACCGAGGCTTCTTGTACTCTCTTAAATACTCGTTTCGTTTAGTAATTTTTTTATACTTAACGATGCATTACTTTCTATCGTCTATATTTTTTTGTTCTTCTACCATGTATTGTGCTAGTTTACTCTGAAATTCACTTTCTGTCAAGTTATGCCAACCCATACATTTACCAGTTGGGCTACGACCGCAACCGCATTTGCCAAATTCTTCTGGGTTTTCTTTAACTCTGACTTGCATGAATTTTTCTTTTTTCAACTATTGCAATTCTGTTACGAATTTTAGCCTTGTCTTTTGGACGACTAGACTTTTCTAACATTTCTTGTAATTGTGTTAAACTTAATGGACCTAATCTTGGTTTACCTGTTTTGTGTTTATCAGGACTTAAATTACTTGTGCTCATTATGCTGTACGATGAATAATATGATATCCAAACTGAGTTTGAATTGGTTCGCTAGTTGAACCTACTTCTAATGCAAATGTTGCATCTTCAAAAGGTTTAACCATTTGACCACGACCGAATGTTCCTAAACTTCCACCATTCTGTCCACTTGGGCATTTTGAAACTTTACGTGCTAAGGTAGCAAAATCTGTACCTTCATTTAATTTGTTTTTCACTTCCACTGCATCATTTAGTGTAGGCACTAAAATATGACTTGCTGATACTGTACTCATTGTTTTCCTTTTTAAAATGTTTGGATGCGGGTCTCAGGAATCGAACCTGGTGTTCTCAGCTTATGAGACTGATGTGTAAACCGTTTCACTCCCCCGCACAGATATTTATTGATGTGTTTTGTTAGTTAGATTTTTCTACTCTGATCTTGAGTTGGTCATCGGGACCTATATCATATTTCTGTAATAAGCCTGACTTTTGATCTTCTTGTATGTGGGCGATATATTCACTATGCTTATAACTATTACCTTGTACAGTTACAGTTTTATAAAGTTTATCATTAACGTATAAATTTATCTTCATAAAACTATTTATCATTTTGGTGCGAGTGCCCGGAATCGAACCGGGACGCCATTTTGGGGCGAGAGATTTTCTTACCACTATAGTTTTCACTACCTTTATAGTTTGTGGTCTGGACTATACCTTAACCATTGCTATCGCTTTAGGTTCCCGCCGTCTAGTCTCTACACGTTCAAAGATATTTCTATCTAGGCTTCGCTCGGTATTAGCATTTTACAGCCTTCACCGAATTTGACGGGTTCTACTCCAATCGTTTCCAATTGGGCACTCAAATTTTACTTCCAAGTCTCTTGTGTCTACCTATTTCACCACACTCGCATTTAACTTGTTTACTCTTTGGTGCGGATGGTGAGACTCGAACTCACACACCTTTCGGCGCCAGCTTCTAAGACTGGTACGGCTACCAATTACGTCACATCCGCATTACTTCTTCAAATACTTCATTCCAACATACGTGCCTAATCCAGCACCCAACAAACTTGCTATTAAATTATAATGATCTTCAGTATAATTAATAACTGCAATACTAGCAGTAAATGTAACAACCATACTCCAAAAAGTTGCTCTTAGTACATTGTTAGTGTTTATTGCTCTAATATAGTAAGTATACAGTATATCAGTTAAGAATACAAGTATAAAGGTTTCCAAATATGTCCACATATTATTCCTTGGAGCGGGATAGGAGAATCGAACTCCTGACTTCAGTTTGGAAAACTGAGGTAATGCCATTTTACGAATCCCGCATTATTTTTTAAAGACAACTGTATCATCACTACTCTTTTTACCTAGTTTCTGTAATGATTGTCTTTTGCTACTTATCACCGAAAACACGTTGTGTTTATTAAAATTATTACTTAAATGAAATTTTTCAACATCATTAATCATATCATATTTACCAACTTTTGCTACGTTCCAACAACTTACACCGTTATCGTTTAATAATGTCATTCCTTTAAATATAATATCATTTAGAAAGTTATTGACCCACATTTCATATGTATCTATGTTGGTAATAGATTGTGTACTTTCATGTGTATATACTTCTAAATCAAAATAGGGAGGGCTTGTTAATACTAAATCAACTTTAGGAAGATTATGGTTTAACATGTTTCTAGCATCATCACAAATAAGTTGTACGTTATTTTCAATTTTCAAAAACTTTGCTAGACTTAATAAATTATTATATGTAGATGTGTTGGGTTCAAACGCAATATACTTTGCACCACTAGACACTACTCCTAACATACGACCGCCCCACCCTGCGCATGGATCTAATACGATTTCTGGTTTGTATTCTAGGCAAATCATTTTTGCCATTTGAGGTCTATACATTGTATTTTTAGTTAATCCGCAACAAAAATATATTCCTCTTTTTAGTTCTGAAAGATATGGTGTAGAATGGCTTTTGCGATTCCAACGTAGTATCTTTACTAAATTCTCTTTAGTCCATAAACTTCTATAACTAACACCGTTGTTGTTTTCTATGTCATAAAAGTTAGGGAAAAAGTGTTCACACAGTTTCATACCCACTCTTTCAGTTGAGTTAATATAAGTATTAGTGTTTTTCCATTTTAATAGTTTTTTCCAGTCTTCATTTAACTTTTCATCACTATAAGTTAACTCAATGTTTACGTGTGAAATTTCTTCTGCTAACTGGTCTATAATTTGTTCAAATTCAGTATCAGTTATATTGCGTAATGAATTTCTAATGTTGAGATAATTGTTTAAAATTGTTGTCATATTTATTAATAAGCATATCTAAGTGCGGTTTTGTTAGACAATCTTTAGCCAAATCACCATTTAAATAATGAACTTTAAGTAAGTCAGAATTATAGTGTGTGTGATTAAAGTCGCATACTACTCGTTTACCAAGTTTTACAGTTAAAATTCTTTTCTCAAGTTGAGATTTAATAAGCATCATTGGAAACTCAACTACATAAACAAATCTACCTTGACGAAACCCACTACAAACTATATTATAATTTAATTTACTTGCAAGTAAATCAATAGTCATGTCGTTGAAATTTCCCCCTCCACCATATTTGGCTGGTATGCCTTTTTTATCAAATTGATTAAAATTTTTAGGTTTTACTTCAATTTCAATGTTTCGTGCTTCGTCAATACCATCAGCACCATGTTTATTTGAATATGATTTATATTTTAAATAATACATAGTTACCAACTCACGAATAGTTGATGAGTTATTATCGGTTACATAAGAAATAAATAAGTTTTGAAAATCAGCATCTTTAGAAGAAAACAATGTATCATTGCCTAAGGCATATCCTGTTGCTAATTTTAAATTGTTTTCTGAAATTTCCATTAATGGTAATTATTTGTTTGGTGCGACCAGGTGGATTCGAACCACCCCCGTACGAATTATGAGTTCGCGGCACTACCTCTATGCTATAGTCGCAACATGTATATATTATATAACACTTGTTATATAATGTCAAATATTTTGGTGCCTCAACCTAGATTCGAACTAGGCACCCCCGCCTTATCAAGACGGTGCTCTAACCAAATGAGCTATTGAGGCAAATTTTAAAATGGGCTCTTTATTTCAGGTAAAGGGGTTTGTTAATTGCTACCATTTTAAATCTATAAATATTTAATGTCTACTGATCGCCATGTCAAATTAATCGAAGAACTATTACAAAAGTCTCAACCTAGAAACTTTAGTACTCCACAAGAACTACTTGCATGGCAAAGAGGGTTTTTGACTGGTCTATTAGCAGTTATGATGAAAGACGATAATTTTAATCATCAATATATTCAAAACAGAATAGACAAACTTGGCGACCCCTGATGGAATCGAACCACCGCGCACAGTTTTGGAGACTGCCGTACTACCATTATACTAAGAGGCCAATTATTCTCTTAATCTATCTACCTTTTCATATAGACCTAAATCATTAAAATTCTGCATGAAACTATAAACACCCCAACTACCATAACCTCTATTATGACCATCTGTTCTTATCTTGTAAGGGTCTTGTTTAGACATTTCAATTATTTCGTTAAACCCTGGACTTGACTTAAGTGATTCTCTAATTCTTTTTTCTGCACGTTCACCTGCAAAGTCCCAAAATTTTGTTTTATACTTACTACCAGCAAGATAGTGCAACATAATCATTGTTTCTACTTCAACATGCGTATTCTCATATGCCATGTCAATAGCCTCAATTGGAAGATTACCAAACCAGTAATCATACGCATATCTATTAATCCAACCCATTGTACCAATACTTGTTGCTTCCATTGGCTCTAAAAAGAAACTTGCATTACCATTGTATACAACTCTATCTACAAAATTCTTTTTGCGATAATAATTCTTAAAACTAAATGTGTTTGTATCATTACTTGGAGTTAAATTGTATTGTGCAAAAACTTCTTTTACATCTTCTTTAACTTCATCCAATGATGTTATTGTATTGTTATACAAGTAACCAATGCTACATCTATTTTGAAGTGGTATACCAAATACCCATCCCCAAGGTCTAGCAAGTGTTAGTGTATATTGAAATCTTGCCTGTTCCCAATAACATTGTGTAACGTGTACTGAGTTAACTGGAATTGTTTCTAGCATTTTAAATGGAGTATAGTCAGTTGGTTTACCTGTACAATCCATAATAAAATCTGCATCAATTTTACTGTAATCTGTTTCGTCAGTCTCAACCATTTTATACTTACTACTTAACTGATCCAATATGTAGTCTTGTAATTTGTTTGCGTTAAAATGCATTGATACTGCAGGAGTTTTAAAGTTATGATGATAGCCTTTACCATCACCCCATCCTTCTTTATATATACCTGTCTTTAGTGACCCATCTACAAATCGTAGATCGCTGTACGCAAATCCTGTATTCTCAAACAATGCTTGAGGAAATGCGCTATTAGTACCTTCACCTACTGTTGTTGGTGGAATAGCTGGATTGTGATGTAATTCAAATTCACATTGGTCACTTACAAATTGTGTGAAGTGGGTAAGAGCAAATGCACCAGCACTACCTTTACCAAGTATAACCATTTTCTTTTTCATAGTATTTAATTGTAAGGTATTGGATTACCATCTTGACCCAATGGGTATAGACATGTAGTTGCTATAACTTCATTTTCTAATAATATATTAAGAACAATTTGATCTGGGTTATCTCCGTAAATATCTGATACGATTGTATTTGTAAAAGTCAAATTGTTTTTTAAATATTCTTTAATTGCTTGTGTGTCCATAATAAACTCCTGTCTATTATTTATACACATAATATGTACCATATAGAAACACATTCGGCTAAATTTACTTTCGTACCGGATGCCTTAATGAATGTGTTTTTATATGGTGCTAGTGTTGCTAACTTGGGAATCCCGGTCCTCAGTGTTTGGAGAACACCTACATACCACCCTGCTCCAACCATATAGAAACACACTATACATTAGGTTTAGACCTGCTCCTTTATCCTAATAC